AATCTCGCCAACATACCTCAGCATTACAGATTCATATGCTACCGGTGGGGCAACGTGGGATGCAACCGGGGCTGGTAACGTCGACGGGGGCAATAACACGGGATGGATTGGCTTTGCGAGTGGTGGCGGCGGCGGCAGGTTCTTGCTGTTGATGTAAAGGGGCTTGAAAAATGATTAAGACATACGAAGCGGTTGAAATTGATGGGTCAACGGTTCCGCGCCATACGGTGGAGATTTTTTGCCCGGCATGCAACAGGGATGTTGATGAGCAAGAACTGGCAGTTTTAAAGTGCAATGACTGCGGCCAGGATTTGTCAGAACCGCTGCAGAATGTGGCTATTCACACCACTACGGTGCCTGCCGCCGGCGGGTTTACGATGGGGTAATGGCATGATATGGACCCAATCACAATTGGCGTTGCGTTTGCAGGCGCAAAAGCCGCCGTTGCAACGATCAAAGAGGTTATCAAGCTAGGCAAAGATGCCAATGAGATAACCAAGACAATTGCGGACTACTTCGACAAAAAGGCAGTACTTGAGAAGGCCGAGGTAGTCAAGGAGAGGGAAAAGCGCGAGGCGTTGTGGGACAAGGCCAATGGTGTCAAGCCCAAGAAAACGGATGCGGAGCTCACTGCCGAGGCGATGGACGTTGTTATGAAGCGACGGGAGCTTGAGAAGCAAGAATACGAGCTGTATGAAGTGCTCGTCTGGTCTGGGCAAGGTGCAATTTGGCACGACATGGTCAAGACCAGAGAGGAGATGCGGAGACAAATTGCTAAGGAGGAGGCCGAGGCGGTCAAGCAAAAGATAATTGATGCATCCAAGGTTAGGGAGCGCAAAGAGATGATGCAAGACATCCAGCTTTCAGTGGCAGTCGTAGCAGTGTTTGGTTTAGCAATGTACTGGCTGGTCCAGTGGGGTATATCGAAAGGGCTGTGGAAATGAGTGAGGACAAGGCGTTGGGGGTACTAGACCGCATACTGTCGTATGTGGATAGCCCTTTCAAGCTAATTGCCTTGCTCCTCATGTTCGTGTTTGGGTTCTGCGCTTGGTTTGTTTACAGCAACCAAGAGCTGCTGGTTGGGGCCTACAAGGAAAGCCAGAAGCTACCCAGCATCAACGAGGCCCGGGCGGACGACGCAGCGGCAATCCTCTTCAAGTACGGTGGCGCACAGACTGTGGCCATCTTCAAGGTCAACCCGTTATTTGGCACCCGGGTCTTGTATCGGGCGTATACGAAGGAAGGGCGCGACAAGCGCATGGAGGGCATCGATGTCGGCCTCTTTACCCAAAATCCCAACAATAACGCAGACGTTGTCAAACTCATGGCAGGAGAGACGCCATGCGGTGATTACCACAAGCCACAAAGCGAAATTGGCCTGTGGTACGTCGAGGTTGGTGTCACCTACGGCTGTCGAATCTCTATACCACCGGACGCAACACGTTTCATCGGTCAAATTACCGTCGGGTACAAAGATCGACCTGAGAGCGTAGAGGATGCCCAGTCCATGCTGCTTATCGCCTCATCAATGTTAACCAAAAAGAGTTACTAATGCTAACACTACTATCCACACTCATCTCCTTCCTCATGGGCGGTCTGCCCAAGTTGTTGGACTTTTTCCAGGACAAATCCGACAAGCGCCATGAGCTTGACCTGGCGCGGTTGCAGACCGAACGCGAGCTACAGATGCTTGAAAAGGGCTACGCGGCCCAGGCCCGAGTAGAGGAAATCCGGCTGGACCAGGTGCAGGCCAATGCCGAAATGCAGGTCCAACAGACGCTGGTCCAAGCCCAGCAAGCCGAAATGCAGGCCATCTATGCCCATGATATGTCCCTCAACGAGGGCACCAGTCAGTGGATGAAGAACCTGCGGGCAAGCGTGCGCCCGGTTATTACTTATGGTTTCTTTTTTCTGTTGGTGGGCATTGACTGCGCCCTGGTATGGCATGGCATTCGGACCAATATTGACTTCACCACCCTGGCGGAGCAGTTGTGGGACAACGAGACCCAGGCGTTATTTGCCAGCATCATTGCCTTCCATTTTGGCGGGCGGGCGTTTGGGAAATGAAGACCTCTGACCGTGCCATTCAGATGATCAAGCACGACGAGGGCGTGCGGGTCAGGCCCTACCGGTGCCCGGCATTGCTGTGGACGGTAGGGGTGGGGCATGTGATTGACCAAAGCCACATTAAAGTGCCGATGCAGGAGCGGAAAAATTTGCCGATCCCCGCCGGCTGGGACAGAACGCTGACAATGGAGGAAGTGGATGCAATTCTGGCAAAAGACCTTGCGAGCTTTGAGCTCGGTGTACTGCGACTTGCTCCTAATCTTGCTGGTCGTCAAAACAAATTCGACGCTTGCGTCTCTTTCAGCTTCAATGTAGGGCTGGGAAATTTCCAGCGGTCCACGGTCCGGATGAAAATCCAGCGGCAGGAATGGCAGGAAGCTGCTGAATCGCTCTTGCTGTGGAACAAGGCTGGAGGTAAAGTACTGCCAGGGCTGGATCGTCGCCGAAGGGGCGAACGAGCGCTGTTTTTGGCACAGGAGAACCCATGAAAAACACACCTATTTGGGACAAAAAACGACCCAAAAGTTTGGGCAAGCCCAAGGCATTGACCCCTGCAAAAAAGGCCGCCGCCAAGAGTGCGGCCAAGAAAGCCGGCCGTCCATACCCCAACCTTATCGACAACATGCGCGCTGCAAAGGGTTGATATGCCACTGTTGCGACTGTTTCTTAAACCGGGTGTCGACAAGCAAAACACCGAATACGGCGCGGAAGGCGGCTGGGTGGACAGCGACTATGTGCGCTTTCGATACGGCCTGCCTGAGAAGGTAGGCGGATGGACTCCGTTTGAGTCTAGCCCAGTCAATCTTGTCGGTATGGCCTCCGGAGTTTTTACTTGGAACAGCCTTGGAGGGCTGCCTTACGCTGCAGTTGGAACAACACGTAAGGTCTATGTTTTTTATGGTGGTCAATGGGCCGATATCACACCTATTCGGGCAAGTGGAGCCGCAACATTTGACACGGTAAGTGGTCTCACGACTGTGACCGTAAATGACGTAGCGCATGGCGCAGTTGAGGGGGATTTTGTTACGTTTAGCAGCGTTACAGGCGATCCTGGCGGCATTCCAAATGCCAGTCTTACCAATGAGTTTGAAATTCAAAAAGTACTCAGTGTTGACGCCTACACAATCATTTCCCCAACCCAAGCAATTTCTACCGCAGTAGCGGCTGGAACGGCAACAGCGACCTATCAAATTCAAGTTGGTTCCGACAAGAGTTTTGCTGACTTTGGTTGGGGTACGGGCACCTGGGGGTTAAGCACGTGGGGAACCCCACGGCCATCTTCTGCAACAGTAAAATTGCTTGCTCAACTATGGCAGTTCGACACCTACGGCCAAAATTTGATTTTGCAGCAGGTCAATGGGGGAATTTATGAGTGGAGTCCTAGTTCTGGGCTTACAGTAAGGGCGACAGCGATTTCGGGCGCACCGACCAAGAGTAGGTTCGCGCTTGTATCCACCCCTGATAGACATCTGGTGTGTTTTGGTACAGAGTCCACGCTTGGCAATCCGGCGACCCAGGACCCCATGTATGTGCGCTTTTCCAGTCAGGAAAACATCAATCAGTTTGTAGCCAGCGCCACCAACACGGCCGGCGGACAACGGCTCACGGACGGCAATGAGATTGTTACGGCCGTTCGCTCTCGTGGTCAGATTCTGATATGGACAGACAAGTCGCTGCACAGCCAGCAATACCTGGGGCCACCGTACACCTTCGGTTTTCAGCAGTTGGGAGCCAACTGTGGAGCCATTGGGCCGCACTCAGCGGTTGACGTCAATGGTGTGGCATATTGGATGAGCAAGGACGCCTTTTTTGTGTTTGACGGCTCGGTAAAAAAGATACCGTGCACCGTGCAAGACTATGTATTTGAAGACCTGAACTTTGCTCAAGGTCCTTCTGTGTGCGCGGCAATCAACACCCAGTTTAATGAGATTACCTGGTTTTATGCCACATTAAGCAGCGACTACGTCAACCGCTATGTGACCTACAACTACCTTGAAAACGTCTGGTCAGTTGGTACGATGGCGCGTACGGCATGGGCGGATACCGGCAGCTTTGGCAGCCCCATAGGGATTAAATACGATCCGCTGTCTGAGGCAGCGACGATCAGTACAATTTACGGACTGACGGCGGGGCGAAGCATCCCTTACAGTCAAGAAACCGGAGTTAACGCTGATGGTGACCCGATTGATGCATACGTGTATTCGGGGTATTTTGACATTGGCGACGGGGATCAGATGCTGCTTATGCAGAAGTTCATACCCGACTTTAAGCAACAGTCGGGGAACCTTACAGTGCACTTGCGGCTAAGAGCGTATCCCCAGGCTTCGGCAACTCCGAGCTCGCTAGACCCCTACGTTATCACTCCTACTACGCAATTTGTAAGCACGCGCGCTCGCGGGCGACAGATTCAATTGCGTATTGAGAGCTCTGACCTGGATAGTTTTTGGCGATTCGGAACCATGCGTGTTGACATCCAACCGGACGGCGGTCGATGAGTAAGATCAACAACGTCCGACTGCCCAACGCAAGCACTGGTAGCTACGATCCTGCGCAGTTCAACCAGCTGGTTCGCTCGCTCGAACAGGTTATCTTTCAACTCAACAACACATATTCTCCAGCAGTCACCGAGGACAAAGACTCAGCATACGCGTGGTATGGAGATGGCGGAGGATTTATGGACACCACCGGACTGCCCGTTCCAATCTCAATTGGCGGTACAAACACAGATGCGTTTGGACGTTTGCGCGTCAGCGAGCCTTACACCCTGTTTGACAGCCAAAACAGGTACGCCTCTGACAACCAGTTTGACACTTCGACATCAGGAACTGGCTCCCTGACATTCAACACCAACCAGGCAAGTAACACCCTGGCTGTTACTGCTGGTGGTGTGGGGTCCGTGGTCCGTCAGACGTTCCGCTCGTTCCCGTATCAACCTGGCAAAGGCCTGTTGGTGCTTGCGACGTTCCTCATGGACAACGGAACATCGGCCAACTTGAACCAGAAGGTCGGCTACTTCAACACGCAGAACGGCGTTTTCTTCCAACGCACGGCATCCACCAATTCTTTTGTGTTGCGTTCTTACACCGGAGGCTCTGTAGACGACTCCAGGGCCGTGGCCCAGTCTTCGTGGAATGGTGACAAGCTGGATGGCACGGGGGCCAGCGGTATCACGTTGGACTTAGCGCATCCGCAGATTCTGTGGATGGACTTTGAATGGCTGGGCGTTGGCACTGTTCGCTGCGGCTTCATCATTGATGGCCAGTACATTGTCTGCCATACCTTTGACACTGCAAACGAGTATGGCACCACGGTCTACATGACAACCGCCATCTTGCCAGTGCGCTATGAGATCACGACCACAACTGCTGCTGTTGCAGCTTCGATGACGCAGATTTGTTGCTCCGTCGTGTCGGAGGGTGGGTTTGAACAGACATCCGTTGACCATGTGGCGCGGCGCACCACAGTCCTTACAACCATCGGCACGACATTTCTGCCGGTTGTTTCCATCCGGCTTGCGTCAGGCCGCACGGGGGCAGTAGTGCTTCCAAATCGGGTGCAAGTTTTGCCGACAACCAGTCAAAACTACGAGATAGCTCTGATCAAAAACCCCACCTTGACGGGAGCGTCATGGTCGGCAGTGCCTACGGATTCCAATGTCGAGTTTGACGTTGCGGCAACTGCAACCACAGGTGGCTCGATTGTCCAAACCGACTACACCACAGCATCTGCTTCTGGAGGTACGCCGGGGCTGGCTGCGGCAACTGGATACAACTGGGATTTGCAGTTGGGCGCAACGATTTCTGGAACGAGCGACATCTACACGGTTGCAATTCGGGCGATCTCGGGAGCAACAACGGGCGATGCGGTTGGCTCTTTGTCCTTTTACGACCTAACGCAGTGAGGCACAGATGGCAAATAAGTATTTTCGCAAGTATGTGATCCCTGCAGCAGCAACGCCAACGGCCTTGTACACCGTTCCAGAGGCCAATGTGGGCATTGTGCGGTCCCTGCGCGTCACCAACACCGGCACTGGCGTGGCGGCCATCACGGTCACCCATACTGGCACGGGAACCACCTACTATTTGCAAAAAGACAGGTCGTTGACCGTTAACACCACTTTTGACGTTTTTAACGGTATCCCATGCGTTCTGGAGACCGCAGACGTGCTTACGGTCACCTCAAGCATTGCAGGGGTGCACTTTTATCTGTCCTATCTTGAGATTGATAGGGCGTAATGAGTGGACAAAACTTGAATTTTTATCGGATAATTGCAGCCAACATCGCGTCCTTTCCCGGCGCGCGGCCCTTGAGGCCTTTGGCACAAATCGGAAAGGACCATCATGGCAAATGAAGGAATCATGTCTATGCCCGGCGGCATGGGCATGCAGGGCGAAGAGGCCCAACAACGACCGGCCGTTACAAGTGCTGATTCGTATGACGCCGCGCAAACTGCGCTTGGCATGGTCAACCCTGGCGAGCAAGCAGCGCTAAAGGAGGCCCTTCGCCAAAACATCGGCGACCTTCAACTTACGCCCGAGCAGCTTGACCTTCTGATCCAGGTTTTTGAATACGTCAGCCAACATCCTGGTGACTACAAAAACCTGGTCCAAAAAATGATTGAAGGGGGTGCCCTGGACGAAGGGGACATGCCTGAAGAATACGATCCTGAGTTCATTGGCGCAATGCTCGCGGTGTTACAAGAGATGCGGCAGATGCAGGGCGCTGGTGCTCAAGAGCCCATGGACATGTCCCCTATCGTCGAAGGGCTGCAGCCCGTGGGCATGGCCTCTGGCGGCCTGGCCGACGTGGCGTCCTATCTGGCTGCAAAAGGTCGGGGTGGCGACTCTATCCTGGCCCACATCACGCCTGAAGAAGCTGCGATGCTCAAGCGCCATGGTGGCTCGGGCACGATCAACCCCGCTACTGGCCTACCTGAGTTTAAGGGTGGTCCTCTTGGCGGCATTGTGGACGCTGTTAAGGGCGTGGTCAAAGGTGTTGTGAACGTCGTCAAAGACGTGCTCAAAAGCCCTGTTGGGCGCATCTTGGGCACCATCGCACTGGCCACGGTCCTCGGACCAGCAGGCGTGGGCCTTTCCATGGGCACCGCAGCAGGCCTGGCTGGCGCAGGAACGACCCTTTTGGCCGGCGGTTCCATGAAGGATGCCTTGATCTCTGGCGCGCTGGGCTATGTTGGCGGCGGCGGCACGATCATGGGCGCAAGCCCTGTTGCCTCTCTTGGCCAGTACCTGCCAGGCGCGGCAGGCGGCGCGTTGAACACGGGCCTTGCCACGGGCTTAATTGGCGCTGGCATTGGCAAGTTGGGCGGCATGAGCACGGCAGACGCCTTGAAGATGGGCCTGACATCTGGCGTTACAGCAGGGGCATTAAAAGGCCTGAGCCCTGGTGAGGGAGGCCAAGCAGGCAGCGCAGAAGGCACTCCTGCAGATGCTACAGGCAGGTTTGCAAGTAGTGGGGATGCAACTGCACCTGGTCCCATCAGCGCAACAGGAGCCGTTGGCCCAACTGGCACGGCACAGGACCTGTTGACCGGCCAAGGTCTTAACCCCAATCGGTTTTCCGGGGAGACCGGACTCACCGGTCGGTTCGACGGAGCAAATGCTTTCCGGACCAGTTACAGCCCAGCCGACTTTTCCACGGCGGCAGGTGGGACCGGGACCGCAACCAACTACGGCCTTGCGCCGGCCGGCTCCAGCGGCGAACCCGGCCTTGGTGTTCGACTTCCGGGCTCTTTGGGGGCGGCTGATCTTTCCAGCGCAGCGGGCGGAACCAGCGGAACCACCAACTATAGCCTGCTGCCACGGGGCGCCGCAACTCCTGCTTCATCGCCTGGTTTCATCGACAAGATGGTTACCGGGGCCAAGGACCTGTATAGTGAGTACCTCTCGCCAAGTCGCCCTGGCGTGGGGCCTGGTGCAGGCATGTTCACCAAGTACGGCCCGTTGGCAGCCACTGGGGTGGCAGCGACGGCCGCCCTTGGCGGGTTTGAGGCAGAGCAACCAAACCAGAATCCTCTTTACAACCGAAACTACACCGGTTCGGATTACCTAAGAGATAACCCTGACCAGTTTGCTGGCGGACTTGATCGATACACGCCTCCTTCAGGCCCTAGAAGCCCGATTGTTGAGACTCCGTCTTATGCCACCATTCCGATTGGAAGTCCGGGAATGATTAGGCCTGGCGGAATCACAAGCAGCCCTGCAGGCATTGCACAGCCCTACAACATAGCCGGTTTGTACGGTGTCCCCCTGATTTATGGGCCGGATGGGCGTCCTCAACAACTGGCTAAAGGTGGCATTCCTGAGCCGACGAATTTTCCTCGTCGAAACGGTCCTATCAGCGGCCCTGGCACCGGGACCTCTGATGACATTCCTGCAATGCTGTCCGACGGGGAGTTTGTCTTCACAGCCAGGGCAGTTCGCAACGCTGGTGGTGGAAGTCGTCGCAAAGGTGCGGCGCGCATGTACAAGCTCATGAAAAAGCTCGAAGGCGGCCCAGTTTAAGGGGTAGGAAATGGCAGAAGAAACAGTCACCCAACAGATAGTCCGGGAAGCCCCGGAGATCGAAGCCTATAAGCTAAAACTGCTTCAGCAGGCGCAAAACCTTGCCTACAACGTAGATGCAGCGGGCAAGCCCACCACGACACTAGCTCAGCAGCTTCCCACCTACCAGGTGGCCGGGTTTTCACCTGCCCAATTGGCCGCAATTAAGGCAACTGAAACGCAGGGCATTGGGGCTTTTACGCCCTACATGACCGCCGCCAATCAGGCATTGGGCAGTGCGTATGACACCACGGGTGAGGCTGCCGATATCCTGCGCGGGGCAGACACTCGAAAACAGTTTACTGATGCTCAAAAGGCAATGGGGCAAGCTGGCGGTGCGGCAGCAAACATTACATCCGGAATTGGCCAAATCAATCAAGGTCTTGGGTATGCGGATGAGGCAGCACGACGTGCGGCAGCATCTGACACCACGGGTCAGTTTGGCGCGGCGCGTCAAGACCTGGCCACGGGCCTCGGATCACTGGCCACGGCCCAAAACATGGCCGCCCAGTCGAGCCAGGCTAACTTGCAGCCTGCAACCGCAGCGATTGCTCAAGGCATCGGGGGGCTGACTCAAGCACAGCAACTCGCGCTTGGGTCGGGTGCCGCCAATTATGGTGGCTCGCAGGGGCTGATGCTTAACGCATCGCAGCAATACAACCCTGCCTCGGTTCAAGACTTTATGAACCCGTATCGTCAACAAGTGATTGACGAGACGATGAAGCAGATTAACCGACAGGCGGACATTGCTGCTCAAGGTCAGGCTGCGCAAGCAGTTAAAGCGGGCGCCTTTGGCGGTGAACGCGAGGGTGTTCAACGTGCTGAGATGGCCCGTAATGTGATGGATCAAAAAGCCAACACAATTGCCAACCTTCTTGCGCAAGGCTACAGCCAGGCTCAGGCCAATTCAATGGCCACCTTTGAACAGCAGCAGCAGCGACAAATGCAAGCTGGCCAGAACGTCGGCCAACAAGCAACGCAACAGGCTCAGTTGGGTCAAGGTGCAGCGGGCCTGTATGGCAACCTGGCGCAAAACCAGGTAGGGGCTGGCCAAGGTCTTGGCCAGCTTGGCGTACAACAGGCTCAGTTGGGGCAGGGCGCAGCAGGTCAATATCTGCAAGCGGCTCAACAGTATGGCAATTTGGCATCGCAAGGCGGTGCATTGGCTGGCCAAGAGGCTGCCATCAACCAAAACATTGCCAACCTGATGCTGCAACAGTCGCAGGCTCGCAACCAGGCTGCGCAAACTGCCGCTGGCATTTACGGCCAGCAAGGGCAGCAGTATCAGCAACTGGGTCAGGGCATTGGTCAGTTGGCGGGGCAGCAGTTTGGTATTGGGCAGGCAACTGCGCAGGGCCTTGGCCAACTTGGTGGTCAATTGGGACAGCTGGGCGTGCAGCAAGGGGCTTTGGGCCAGACGGCTCAGGCTTTGCAGCAGGGCGACATCAACTTCCTGTACAACGTCGGCCAGTCGCAACAGGCGTTCAACCAGCAGACCCTGGACGCACAGCGCGCAAACGAGTTGCAAAAGGTGTATGCGCCGTATCAGCAGGCAGGATTCTTGTCCGACATCTACAAGGGCGCACCGTCCTCGCAAATGTCCACGGCGGCGTCCAGCCAGCCATCAGCAAGCCCATTCCAACAGGCAGTGGGCGTGGGTCTTGGGGCCGTATCAACGGCCGCAGGTGCCAAAAAAGCCGGATTATTCTGAAGGGACACTAGATCATGGCACTCGTCAGCAAGTTCAATAAAAATCGTCCGGCCCCGATGCCGCCTCCCCCTCGGGCGCCTGCTCCGCTGCAGCGGCCACAGGCGCCCGCGATGGCCAATCCGTATTTGCGCAACCTGCCGCCTCCCACACAGGCAAACCCTTCTCCTAGCGCCCTTCAACAAGCCTTAATGGCCCAGAAAATGGGTCAACTCGGCATTGGGCCTACGCCTGGCGGCCCTCAAGGTCAACTCGGTGGCCCTCAGGGCATGCCTGGCGGCCTCGGCACTCTTGGTGCAGCATCTATGCAGCAGATGCTTGCGCAGCAAGCAGCACTAAGTGGGGGCCCTCAAGGTCAATTGGGCCCTCAAGGTCCATTGGGCCCTCAAGGTCAATTGGGCCAAGCAGGCCCCATGACGGGCCCTGTTCCTGGTGGCATACCCCCAGGCATGATGAATCAACTGGGCTTGCCGGCTATGGGGCCCCAGCCCCAGCCTCCCGCATGGATGACAAGCCCCGAGTTTCAAGGCCTTCAAAGCCAAAGCCAGGCATTGGGCCAGCAAATGCAGGACTACGTTCAGGGTTCCCCTCTGTACTCGCAGTTGCAGGCAATGCAGCAGCAATTTCAACAAAACCCCTGGAGCCCCCAGTTGCAGCAGCAGGCTAACGCTTTAACTCAACAATTAGACCAGTATCAGCAACAAGCTCCTCAGTATGAACAAATGAAGGCTTTGCAGAGTCAGATGCAGGACATGGCAATGAAGAATCAGCCAATGCAGCCGATGCAACAACAGGCTCAGTATGGTCAGTCTGGCCTTGGAATGGCTCCCATGCAACAGCAACCGATGCAACAGGCCCAGCCGTTCAACCCGTATTCCCGGCCCATGGCCGGCCCCATGCAGCAGCAAGCTCCGCAACAAGCTCAACCGATGCAGCAGCAGAACATGCAGCAACCAATGCAGCAGCAGAACATGCAGCAACCAATGCAGCAGCAGAACATGCAGCAACCAATGCAGCAGCAGAACATGCAGCAACCAATGCAGCAGCAGAACATGCAGCAAAATAGCCCCATGCAAAAAATGGGCGGGTCGACAGGTCGTACGGGCCTTTTCTAAGAGGTGGCTATGAAAAATAAGATAATGGACGACGACGTCGAAAACATCGGGATCATGCAAGGATTCATGGATTCCATGGCCGATGAGGGCGACGATGAGGGCGACGATGACGAAGAAACCATGATGGAACGTCGTCCCAATTCGCCTGAAATCCTCATGAACAACTTGCGGGGCGACATGCGTTCTCTCGACGCTCGTCGCGACGAACTGGCTGACCTCGTTGGATACAAGGCCGCAACCGAGACGCCTGAGCAAGTGCTGGCGATGTTGCAGCCGATCCTTGCACAGCAAGGCGGTGGCGGCATTGGCGCGCTGCCCCAATCACAGCCCATGGCCCAAGGACCACAGCCCCCGATGATGGGTGCTGCCCCTGGCGGCGCCCCTGGTGCTGCACCCGGTGCTCCTCCCCCAGGCATGCCTCCCATGCCTGGAGGCGGTGGCGCTCCCCCGCCTCCCGCAGATGGCGGCATTGCCTCATTGATGGCTGGCATGGGCGGCGGCGCTCCTGGTGCTGCTCCTGGTGGGATGCCTCCGTCTGATCAACCCCCCGTGGCCATGGCCCGTGGCGGGTACGTCCAACATTTTCAGGTAGGGTCCGATGAAAGCGGCGTGACCCCTGCCACAGATCAAACCGCTTCAGAGGGTCCTTTGCTGGCGTATTCGCCAGAACTGGTTAATGCAGCAAAAGCGAACGTCTCAAGTCTGATCTCGCAGCAACCTACCGCCGTCCCCACCCTTGAATCCAGGGTGCAAAGCCGTCTTCCTGAGTACCAAAAGCTCATGGGAGCGGACAAGGGCATGGCAGAGGCTCAGATGCTGTTTGAGTTGGGTCAGCGTGCGTTTGGATTTGCAGCCAACACCGATGAGGGCGGAAGACGCCTGCGTGGCGGCTTTGCATCCCGTCTTGCCGGGGCCGTCAAGACACTCCCCACTGCAATGGGTCGCCACATTGAGTCGATGGACAAAATTGACCGCCAGATCAAGGCGTTGGCACTCCAACAGGGTGAGAAGGATATTGACCAGGTTGTGGCTCAGAATACTGAGCTGCTCAAGCGCAAAACTGACCTCTTCAAGGAAGTTCTGAAGGCTGATGCTCGCATGCAGGCCGAGAAGATCAAGGGCCTTGGCTCGTCGATCTTTGGCAAAGGCGATTGGGAGTGGAATATCGTCAACATGCCCAACATGATGTCTCGTTATGCCGATGGCAAAACCAATGACGTTGAGACCAATCTAATCTCGTCGGCCATCACAAAGCTCAGGACGCCCCGCACCGAGACTCGGATTGATCCGGACAGCAAGATGCCGTACACCGTGCAGATTGTCCCCACGCTTCCGGCCTTTGTGAATGACGCTGAAGCAGCCCGTAAGAAGGGCGGATTCACCGTGGCGCCAACGCCGTCCTTGGCCCCCAGTGGTTCTGCTGTTCGCGTGGAAAGTGCCCCGACGGCGGGTACGACAAGTTCTGCCCCTGGTGCCCCTGGTGCCCCTGGTGCTGCACCGGCAGAAGGTGGCGCCGTGGTTCCTCAACAGGGTCGGGCCCCCGCTACTGCTGACACATCGTTGTGGAAGGACCGCTTTAATGTTGCGGGTCCCGTGGCAGCGGGCCTTGCAACATTCTCCAAAATCCCCGGTCTTGGTGATCCGATGGCAGAGCTCACGCTGGCTCGTCAGAACGCCGAACTCAAGGCCGAGCGCCTGATTGAGGCTCTGTTAAAGAGCACCGCAGGCAGCGTGAAGGAGCAGGAGCGCCTTGCGGGCGTAATCAACATCAAGCCTTCCGTCTTCACCGATCCGGACGTCTACGGTACGCGCTTGATTGCACTTGGCACGTCGCTGCTAGAGGGCATCAAGGAAATGGACCAGCAGGCACTGTCTGATGGCACCCAGGGGCGGCCGAAGTTGACTGCTGATCAGCGTACCGAGGCTCGACAGCGTGCAATGAACTACCGTAAGATTTACGCTGAGCTTGGATTGCCACCTGCTGTGTACACTGAAGCCGAAGCTCGCAGGTACGCGGCAGGCACTGAAATACTCTGGCAGGGAAATCAGCTGAAACGGGTGAAAGCGCCGCAGCAGTGAGGGTTTAAATAATGGCAGAAGATAACACCAAACCTGTTGACACATCTTCCTTCTTGGAGGATGTTCCGACCCGTTTTGAGGGCGGACAAACTGTAATGGGTGTGCCATTACCCAAGATTGTGACAGAGCCTTTCAAGGAGCAACCAACTATTCCTGCGCCTGACTTCCTGGAGGACGCTCGTCCCTCGGCAATGGAACGCGTCAAGGAAGTTGGAACTGGCGCAGTTCAAGGCGCAGCGCGAGACACGCCTGTTGTTGCAGGCGCCGTCGCTGGGCTGCGTTTGGGCATGCCTATGGCCGCTGCTGCGGCCCCGGTCATAAGCCCGTTGTTTGCCGCTGCGATTCCTTTGGCAACTACGGCCTTCGGTGCCGGTGCGGGATACCTGTTTGGACAGGAACTGGATCGCTGGTTCCCCGCCGTACCGCGTGAAGACCTGGTGCCTTACCGCGAAGGCGGTAAGACCTTTGGTTCGTCCATCGCCAGCGCACCGGCAGCCTTCGGCCTGCCTGTGATGACCGGGAACCGCGTCTCACGGTTCCTTTCTGCTTACGGAGAGGCTGCCCGACGTAACCCGGCCACTTTCATGGCAACTGAGGGCATCACCGCAGGTTCTATGGGCGTAGCCGGTGGGGGCGCTGAGTCATACCTCCCTGGAAACACTGGAGCACGCCTGGGTGCGGAACTGGCTGCCGGCATATTCACTCCATCGCGTCTTTTGTTGTCTGGGGTTGACCTGGCTTTTCAGGGACTTCAGGCGGCAAAGGGCGCCATTGCAGGGAACGCCTCTCGTTCGGAGACCAGGGCCGCTGATATCCTGGCCAACGTCCTGGAAAAGAACAAGGAAGACCCTGCCGCCCTGATTGCGGCGCTGCGCGCACAACTGCCGCCTGGCGTGCTTCCGTCGTCCGCCCAGAAGTCGGGCAGTCAGACGTTGATGGACCTGGAAACCTCCCTTGGCAAGAGCAGCGCCGAGTTTGGTGGTCAAATCGGCAGACAGGGCACTGCGGCAATGGATGCGTATGAGTTGCTGATCGAAAATCTGCAGCGCATCGGCAACCCGGAGTCCCTTCGTATTGCCGCACAACTACGCGAGAACAAGTTCCAAGCGGTGCTGGATGGACGACTGGCCAAGGCGGATGCCGATGCAGCCGCCAAGATTGCGCGCATCACCAAGGACACGCCCGACGCGCGCCGCCAGATCGGCAGCATCGTGAAAGCCGACACAGAGATGGCGCTTCGCGAAGCGCGGACCATTGAAAGCGAGCTGTGGACGGCCGCAATCAATGAATTGACAAAGCCTACGTCCAAAACCGTTCGCAGTGTTATTGACGTAGGTTGGGATCGTTTCCGTAATGTTCCGGTTAGAAGGACTGTGGACGAAACTCGCCTGGTAACTCCGTCTTTGAGGCCTTCTTCGACCATCCAAACTTTCATGGATCGCGCCGCCAATGTGGGTGAGGCGCTGTATGACGAGGCAGTGCCAAGCGCTGTCCGTAAGATCATGGATGCCTTTGGCGTCGACCAGGCTACTGTTCAAAGATACAAGGCCGGGCGCAATACCCAGGAGTTTGTTGACACTGGGGCTATTCCAGCCTCATTCATGCCAAAAGGCAAGGACGTGCCGATCAACGAACTGGTGAATTACCGTTCGGAACTGCTGAAGATGGCGCGCGAAGCTGCGGGCAAAGGTGACATCAACAATGCAGAGTTTTACTCTCGCATCGCCGAGGGCATGTTGTCTGACCTGAGCTCGGTCAAGAACCCGCTTTTTGATGCTGCTCGCTCGTTCTCAAAGTCATTGAACGACGTGTTTACTCGCACGTTTGCCAAGACCGCCTCCGAGACTGGCGACATGACCAAGGCAGGTGCTGAGCGCGTCCCGGCAGAGATTCTGGTCATGCGTGCGTTTGGCAACAATGCCGACGTCACCATCCAGCGCATGGAGCAGGTCGAAGATGCCGTCAAGTTCATGCGTACGCAGTACGACGATGCTGTCGCCAAGTATGGCAAGAACAGCACCTACGCGAAGTACCTCAAGCCCATGGCTGAGATGGCAAACGACAAGGTTGCCTCCATTCAGGACGCGCAGAACCGGGTGTTGAGACTGCTGGCCGGCGAGGCGATTGAGACGACTTACGACCAGGCAAAAGGGGCCTACGTTCAAAAGCTCAACACGGCCAAACTGACGCGGTTCGCACAGCAGTTTTCTCCGATGCTGGAAAAACTCGGGATCATGGGTGACTTGCGCGATGCCACGCACGCTCAGAACCTGTTGTTGCAAGTCCGGAAAGAAAACAACGTGATGGCAAACACCATCCGTGATCAGACCGCATTTGCAAAGGTTCTGTCGTCAGAGAACCCCACGCAGGTGATTGGCGACGTATTGAACAGCAACTTCCCCGTCAAGAACCTCACTCGGATTGTTCAACTGGCCCAGGCCAGTGGCCCGGATGCCGTCAACGGACTGAAGTCTGCTGTGTTGGACTATGCCTACACCAAGGCCGGTGGCATGGCAGACCGATTCAGCATCTCGGCCTACAACAGCGCCCTGTTTGAGCCCCTGGCAAGAAACCAGCCGTCCATTGTCAATCTACTGCGCTCCAGCGGGGCCATGACGGCCAGTGAGATGCAGAACTTGAAGCGTCTGATTGATCCGATGGTCCGTGTTGAAACGGCCTTGAAGAACGGCATCCCCATGGAGAATCTCATCCAGGGGGCAGATGCCGTGACGGACTTGGCACTTCGTAGCGTGGGCTCGACCATTGGCCAGGCGGCCGGGGGTTCCAACAACCTGATTGCCATGTCTGCGGGCTCCAAAGCTGTGCGTCAAATCTTCGACGCGCTGCCCAATGCAAGCGTGCGCCAAGTTCTGGAGAAAGCGTCCAAGGACCCCGAGATGATGGCTCTGCTCCTGGAGAAGGGCAAGACCTCCAAGCAGCAGGTCAGCATTTACAACCGGCTTTTGGACAAGCTCGGGGAAATGGGTTTTGCCGTGGGCCGAAGCGCTGTAACGCCCGCTCTAAACTATGTCTCGCCTGAAGAGCCCCGTCCACAGCAGCTGCAGCAGAGTCCTCAACCTGCCGTGACTCCTCAGGGGCAAGCAGCGCGCCAACTTCGCATGTTGCCTCCTGCACCAAACACGCGCGGTGTGCCAGGCATGGGCAAGCAGTCAAGCGCTGCTCCGCAGTCTGGTGGTGGTGCACCGACCAGCGACTCACGGGCCATGTTCCAGCAACTGTTCCCGTTTGATTCAATCGGGGCTATGGCATCCCAACAGGGGCAGCAGCCCGCACAACCAGCACAAGGGTAAATCAAGAAGGAAGAACTCCTGCGCACGATCTACAAGCTGCGCAACTTGGAGTAAGTCTCAACCCGCTCCATCCACTGGTCCTTGAATCCCTGAAATTCTCGGCCGGTGGTGGTGAACTCCTGGGTCGTGCCGTCCTGTACGGAGATCAGCACTGCGGCATAGTCGATGTTCGTCCCGTACATCTCGTCGTGGGCAATCGCATAGGCCGCCAATTGGTGGAAATAATCGGTGATGTACTCGTGTTTTTTGGCCCGGATTGACTGCTTGAAGTCGACAATTGCCAGGCGCCCACGGTACTCTGCCACCAGGTCAGTCGTGCCGGCGTAGCGGTCCTTGTAAGACAGGCTCACCTCTGAGCCGTAGATCACGGTGAGCTGCCTGAAGTACGCATCGGCCAGGGTAAAGGCCATTTTGTGTCCTTTCATGGCCTGCCAGTCCGTACCAAACTTCATTGGCTCGCCTGTCAAGATGCATTCCAGCGTTGCATGCATGTTCGTGCCAATGTAGGCCGCCTGGTTCTTGATCCGATCCGCCTCTGCCTGCCCGACGCGCGCCACCCAGGAGTTCAGAAAGTCCTTGTCCTTGGTCTTGTCCAGGATGGTTGTCACCGACGGGACATGTACAGAATCCTCGGTTTTGTAGACACGTCCTGACGACGTGTCTACTCTTTCAAGTTTTTTGTACCCGAATTGGTACGACCAGGGGATCAGATGAGCCATTGTTTGAGGTCCTCTCCAAGAACTTGGGTTGCAATGTCAATCTTGTCGCGCAGCGCCTTGACGATCTTTTCGTCCACCGTGCCAGGCGCAATTAGGTCGATGTAGGTGACGTTCTTTGTCTGGCCGATGCGGTGTGCACGGTCCTCGGACTGCAGCCGCTTTTCCAGGTCAAAGCTGTTGCTGTAGTAGACCATTGTGGCCGCCGCTGTGAGCGTCAGGCCGTAACCTCCCGTGCTGGGGTTTCCGACAAAAAAGCGCATCTCGCTGTCAGGCTTCTGAAACTCCTCCAGCACCCGCTTGCGCTCATCGCCATCAGTGTCTCCGTAATACGTGCCAATTGCATTCATGCCGTATTCTTTTGACAGGGCGAGCTTGATCGCTTCGATGTCGTGCCGGTAGTTGGCCCAGATGATGATCTTGCCATCCGTCTCCTCGATCACATTGAGCAACTCTTTGATGCGGTTGTTAGGCAGCTCCATGACAGTGCCGTCGTCCATCTTCACGTGGCCACAGACGATCTGGTGCATGCGCATGATTTGCGTGAGGGCGTTGACCGTGCTTACCAGGCCGCCTTGAATCTGCGCCAGGGCCAGCGTCTTCATCTCGTTGTACGCCTTGGTTTGCTCGTCAGTGAGGTCCACCTCGCGCTTGACGTAGAGCTTGTCGGGCAGGTCCAGGCACTCCTCCTTCTTCACGCGAAACGCGAAGCGGTCGAGCTTTTCCTTGAGCTCGTCCAGGCGCCTATATCCAACGATCTGCTTGAAGCTGTGGGTGTTGAGCTGGCGCTCCACTGTCACAGCGTAACGCGCCTGGAAAACGTAGTAGCTGCTGGTGTTCAGACAGCCATCTGAGAGGAAAGCGCACTGCTGGTATAGGTCCATCGGGCTCTTCGTGACCGGGGAGCCCGTCATGATCCGCCTGAACCGCGCACCACGGCCCACCTTCTCGGTGTTTTTGCTGCGGGTGGACGTGGGCGTCTTGATGGTGGTGCTCTCGTCGATAGCCATCATCGCGTTGTGCACCAGCAGGAAACGCTTGGCGTACGCAGTGCCCTTGGCAGTGCTAAAGGCCTCGATGTTCATCACCAGGATTTTGAGGTCCTCTGTGACGGTGAACAGCTCGTCCATCGCCCGCTGCTCGGCTTTGCGTGGGCTGGCGGACCAGATGGCCATGCGGTAGACGATATGCTCGGGTAAATGCTTAGGGATTTCGGTGTCGTACCAGTTACGATACACCCCCTTGGGCGCTACGATCAGCAGCCCATTGATCTTGCCCTTGTCGTAGAGCATGGCCGCGTTGTTGATCAGCATGAAGCTCTTGCCTGTGCCCATATCGGCAAAGAGCGCTGCTACTGGGTCTTCCCAGAAGCGCTGAAGGTAAGCCTGCTGGTGAAGGAAAGGCTTGTTCTTGAAGGGGTAGGTCGATAGGAATTGATCCATGTGTTCTCTCTTTCTTGCAGGGGGTTGCAATGCCCTGAAAAGATAGTGTACACTGGTCGCTCGAATTCAGAAAGGAGAAATTCACGTGCCTAAAGTCTACGTCGTCTCGGAGACTACCCAGCACAACATTGCAAGCGCCCTGGACTACGGCCAGATTGAAACCATTCTGCCGCCCAATGCCCAAATCGCTTTCTCAGTTGTACCTACGGTACGCCGAATCCAGCGCAAGCTGGAAAAATTTACCGATGAGGACTTCTTGCTTCTCATTGGTGACCCCTCTGCAATAGGTATTACCTGTGCAGTAGCAGCCGCGAAAAACAACGGCCGCTTCAAGTGCCTCAAGTGGGACAAGCGTGAGAGACGCTACATCCCCCTGGAGGTTGATCTTTTCAAGAAAGGAGAAATCGATGACTCTTACGACTTTATTTGAAGATGACGCGGGCGCCCTCAAGGTGTCCGATGACCAGGTTTCAGGCATCGCGGGCCTTGCCAAGCGTGCCAAGCTCTTGGAAAAAGAGCTGGAAGACCTGGAGCGCACTGTGGCAGAGAAATCTGACCAGTACCGCAAGCTCACCGAGCAGACCATCCCCGAGGCCATGGCCGAATCAGGGATGAAGAAGTTCGTCATGGAAGATGGCAGCAGCATTGACATCAAGCCGTTCTACGGAGCGAGCATTCCAAAGGCCCGTCAGGCGGAAGCGTACCAATGGCTACGCGACAACGGCTTTGACGACATCATCAAAAACACCGTGAGCGTGCGATTCGGCCGTAACGAGGACGAATTGTGCTCACGCCTCCTCCAGCTTCTGGGCCAGCAAGGCTACCCTGCCGAGCAAACCGAGAAGATCGAGCCCCAGACCCTCAAGGCCTGGGTGAAAGAGCGTATCGAAAAGGGTCAAACCGTCGATACCGAGCTATTTGGCGTATTCATTGGCCAAAAAGCAATCATCAAAACCAAGTAATCAAGGAAACTGAAAAATGGCTAAGAACGAGATCGCAGAACAGAAGACCAACTCTGCATTGGCAATCATGAGCGACCTGGAACAGGACGCTAACGCCGGCTTTGACGGCATGACGCAGGAGGACTACGCACTGCCTTTCCTGCGCCTGCTGACCAGCACCAGCCCTGAGGTAGGGGAAGTGGACGGCGCACTGCCGGGCATGATCCTCAACTCGGTGACGGGTGAGCTCTACGACGGCAAGAAGGGCGTCACGGTCGTCCCGTGCGCCTACGTGCGTCAATACATCGAATGGGCCCCTCGCGGCCAGGGCAGCGGTGCACCCGTGCACATCTACCCGGCAACCAGCGACATCCTGTCGCAGACTCACAAAGAGCCTGGCGACAACAAGGATTACCTGGACAACGGCAACTACATTGAGAACACCGCGAATTACTACGTGATGTTGGTCAATGCAGACGGTGTTCCCGAGCCGGCGCTGATTACCATGAAGTCCACGCAGCTCAAGAAGAGCCGCAAGTGGAACAGCATGATGCAAAGCGTCAAGATGACGGGTAAGAACGGCCTGTTCACCCCTCCGATGTTCAGCCAGATGTACAGCCTGACCACTGTGGCCGAGTCCAACGACAAGGGCAAGTGGTTTGGTTGGGAGATTCAGCGCATTGGTGACGTCTCTAGTGCGGACATCTATATCGCTGCCAAGTCATTTGCACAGTCGGTCGGTGCGGGTGATGTCAAAGTAAAACACGAAAGCGAGGCTGGTGCTCCCGGCAACGGACCCGCTCCCTTCTGATTTTCGGGGCCGAAAGTGCGAGGCGAACTGATAGTTGAGTCACTCCAGGTAGCTCCTGGGAGGCGATACACGGGCGCCCCGTCTTGCATGAGTAGGCCCCACCTTCATTAGAAAGAAGAAATGACCGACATCACCAGGTTCAAAGCGATCTTTTCCGGCCTGGACATCGCCTATGGAACATACAAAATCGAATCCTCACGAGGGGACGGAAAGCAGGCAGGTAAGGCCGTCGTGGTGCGCAAGCCACCGACTGACGACCTGTGGGTCAAACACCTGGAAGGTGCTGAGCCGAGTCTGGGAATTATCCCGATCCGGGCGGATAACACCTGCATCTGGGGCTGTATTGACATTGACCAGTATCCACTGGACCACACGGGCCTCATAAAGAAAGTGCGCAGCCTTGAGCTGCCAATGGTCGTGTGTCGCAGCAAGTCAGGTGGCGCGCACGTCTTCCTGTTTGTCAAAGAACCCATCCCCGCCGCTGAAATGCAGCGGTTTCTCAAGGCCGGTGCAGCCCTCCTGGGCGAAGCCGGCCGAGAGATATTTCCCAAGCAAGCTGAAATCCTGGTTGACCGTGGCGACACGGGCAACTTCCTCAATCTGCCGTACTTCGGTGGTGACCAGACAATGCGCTATGCCATCAAGGACGATGGCACGGCAGCAACGCTGGAAGAGTTCTATGGCCTGTACGACCAGTGGGTGCAGCCCACAGAGCTCAAGTTTCCAGAGGAGCCCAAGCAGCCAGACCATCCAATCAAGGACGGCCCACCCTGTCTGCAAGCCCTGTGCTCCCAAGGCGTGCCAGAAGGCACACGGAACAATGCTCTCTTTAACATCGGCATCTACCTCAAGAAGGTGCACCCGGTGAACTGGGACAACGCACTGTCCGAGCACAACTTCAAGTACGTGGCCCCGCCACTGCCTAACAACGAGCTGCAAATCATCATCAAGCAGCTGCACAAGAAAGACTACCGCTACAAGTGCAAGGACGCGCCGCTCAACAGCTTTTGCAACAGCGGGCTGTGCAGGACCCGCAAACACGGGATCGGGGCCCACGGGCCAGATGCGCCGCAGATGTCGTCACTGTCCAAGTACAACAGCGAACCGCCGCTGTGGTTCCTCGACATCAACGGCAAACGCATCGAGCTTGATACTGAGAGCCTCTTTGCCCAGGCTGCATTCCAAAAGGCCTGTGTTGAGAAGCTCAATCTGCTGCCGCCCACATTGCGCAAGCAAGACTGGGAGCAATTGCTCAATGCGCTGCTCAAGGAAATGGTAGAGACAGAGCAAATCACCGAAGCCAGCGAAGACACCAGCATCACCGGCCGTTTCAACGATCTGCTCGAAGAGTTTTGCACGCACCTGCAGCAAGCAATGGACCGTGACGAAATCCTCATGGGCCGCCCCTGGACGGATGAGGACGAGGCCAAGACTTACTTCCGCATGAAGGACCTGGAAGCGCACCTGGCACGCAACAACTTCAAGGGCATGACCGCCCCCAAGATGGCCCAGCGCATTCGTGACTTGGGCGGAGAACCCATAAGCCTCTTCTTGAAGAACCGAGCGGCACGCTGCTGGCGCATCCCCCGGTTCAGCCGCCAAGACGCACCTTTCGACACCCCAGAACAACGCACCCAGAGGAGTCCCTTCTGATGTTAAAAATTGACGATCACGACAACGCAATCATTGGCCCTGCGATGGTCTGGCGAAACAATGGCCTCTGCGACATTTTGGTGTACGACGCTGAAAAGATTCGCGAGAACCTGATAAAGCGCGATGGCATGACTGCCGAGCAAGCGCGCGAGTTCATCGAGTTCAACATCGAAGGCGCCTATGTGGGGGACGGCACGCCTGTGCTGGTATGGACCCAGGACGAATGGAGAGCAGAAGAGTGAATATTACAAAAGTCTTCGGACCTCCTGGCTCGGGCAAGACGACATTCCTGTTGGGTGTCGTTGAGATCGAGCTGGAAAAGCAGGTCCACCCTACCAAGATCGGCTACTTCGCCTTCACCAAGAAGGCGGCCACCGAAGCGCGCGACCGGGCCATTCAGAAGTTCCCGCACCTCAAACCCGAGACGGACTTCCCCTGGTTCAGAACGCTACACAGCCTGGCCTACCGGTGCCTTGGCATCAGCACCAAAGACATGATGTCCCCCGAGCACTACAAAGAGTTCGCCCTGGAGGCCGGCATCGAGCTGGCTGTTGAGAACGGCGAGGAAGAGTTTGCAGTGAAGGCCGACAACCCGATCCTTAACGAGATCAACATTGCACGGATCAAGGGCCTGGACCTGCGTACCCACTACAACCAGTCGCAGATGGAGATCGAGTGGTTTCACTTCGAATACGTCGAGCGTGCATACCGACACTACAAGACCAGCCGCAGCCTGCTGGACTTCACGGACCTGCTTGAGCAAGTGCTGATGGACCCCGGGCGCCTGCCCAACCTGGAGGTGCTGATCATTGACGAGGCACAGGACCTCTCACGTTTGCAATGGAGGCTGGTCGAGCAACTCGCGTTGCGAGCCCAGCGCTGCTTTTTGGCAGGCGACGACGACCAGGCTGTCTACACCTGGGCCGGAGCAGACGTCGGCAGCTTCCTGGGGTTTACGGGTGATGTCAAAGTCCTTGAGCAATCCTACCGAGTCCCCGCCAAAATCCACGCCCTAGCCAACCGCATAGTCACCCGCATCAAGCACCGCCAGCCCAAGGTCTGGAAGGCGCGCGAAGAGACGGGCAGCATCAACTACTACAACGACTTCCAGCAGGTCGACATCACGCACGGCAACTGGCTCATCCTGGCCAGCACCAATTACATGCTCACCGACATGCACGACTGGATCAAAAGCCAAGGCCTGCTGTTCGAGCGTCACGGACAGCGCAGCGTCAGCGAAGCCGTGTTGATGGCCGTCCTGGGCTGGGAGAAGCTGCGCAAGGGCGGTGATGTGCCATACCCGGTCGTCAAGCACATCTACAAGTACCTGGACAGCAGCTTCATCAAGCACGGCCACAAGATGCTGCGCACGGCCGACACAACCATCAGCTATACGCTCGACCTGCTGAAAGAAAAGCACGGACTTCTTTCCACAGAAATCTGGCACAAGGCACTGACCAAGATCAGCGAAGAGCGTCGTGACTACCTCATCTCGCTCCTGCGCCGCAACACACGGCTCACGGGCCACGTGCCCATCAAACTGTCCACCATCCACGGCGCCAAGGGCGGGGAGGCGGACAACGTACTGCTGCTCACGGACCTGTCCACCAAGTTTGCCAAGGACTACGACAAGAACTCCGACGACATCAACCGTCTGCTGTACGTGGGCATCACCCGCGCCAAGCAAACACTGCATGTTGTCCTACCCAAGAATGAGCAGAAAGGCTTCAGACTATGAAGCGAGATAACAAGACTCTGTCGATGTTTCCTAGAATCTCTGAGTGGCTCCCTCCTCAGTCATTCCCCAACCTCAGTGAAGCCAAGGAGATTGCAATTGACCTCGAAACCTGCGACCCCAACATGGAATCCCTGGGCCCAGGCTGGCCTCGTAATGACGGCTACATTGTTGGATATGCTATTGCCGTTGACGGATGGGCAGGCTATTACCCTGTTGCTCATGGCGGCGGCGGCAACCTTGATCGTCGGATTGTGGAGCGATGGGTGGCCGATGTCCTTGCGACGCCGGCTGACAAAATCATGCACAACGCCGCCTACGACCTCGGCTGGCTCAGAGCCACCGGCTTCACGGTAAACGGCACAATCTACGACACCATGCTGGCGGCGCCTGTGCTGGACGAGAACCGCTTCAGCTACGCGCTTAACAGCCTGGGCTTTGACTACCTCAAGGAGATCAAGAGCGAACAGGGATTGAAGGAATCGGCATCCGACTTCGGCGTGCACCCTAAAAAGGAATTGTGGAAGCTGCCCGCTATGCATGTGGGCGACTACGCTGAACAGGACGCAGCCCTAACCTTGAAGCTGTGGCATCACCTTAAAGCGCTCATGCGCAGTGACGAGGTGGAATCCATCTTCAAGCTGGAGACCGAGGTGCTGCCGGTGCTGGTGGACATTACCTTGA